CGGCATTCGTTCCAATTCTCGCAGCACCACCTGTCGCATCTCTTGCTAGACTAGCTGCACCACCACCTGCTTCTCTCGTAAGTGATGTTCCACCTTCACCCGCACTTCTTACAAGTGAACCCACACTATTGTCTTTTGTATTTCTATTTGTACCTGATCCACCATTGCCACCGCATTCGGAACATACTTCGCCATTTTTATGTCCAGGACATTGAGGGCATTGAGGACATACGGGTGGAACCACTTCTGTTTTACGAATAAATTCACTTCCATAACCATTTGAAGAATTACTACCACTTGATTGTCCGCCAAACATAGCACCAAAAAACTGTGCGGTAGGTACACACATGGTTAATCCAGCCATTTTCATTTCCAAATGACCTTCTTTACATTGTTGACCGCTTCCCGTGATTATAGTACTATCTCCACTATTTGCACTATCTCCACTATCTCCTGTTTCGGTAAGCGATTCGTCAGATGTTTTTACTTTACCATCTTCTAATCGTAAGATTTTACTTATTTTCCACTCACCGTTCGTTAACTGTATTTTGGCAACCATAGTCTTAATAGATGTATCCATATAGACTACAAAGTAGTCATTGGTGAGGCCATTTACAGCCCAACCATTGAATCCAGTACGAGCCACATTTGGAACATGTGATGGGTCTGCTATTTTTCTTCCATTATTTTCATATACCTTTTGTGCTCCTGATGATGCGTCATATAATACAAGGTAACCATTTGCAGGATCCAGATATACACCAGTATCTACACGGAATAATTCATTTGGATATCCAACATTACCAATTTTTTCGGTTGTCATTGTGGTGAAATGGTCTATATTGGTAGTGATTTCACCCACGTTTGTAGCATCAGGGGTTTTTCCAGGAAGATATGAATCAGTTGGGCCAGGGTCATCTCCAGTACCTGAAGGGTACACATTTTTATTTCCATCAAAAAATCGTGTTTTAATATGTTTATTATCGTCAAACAAATGTACAAGTGTTCCATTGCCAAAAGGCATGTATGCCAGATGCGTGTTACTGACATCTGGATGTACAAATGTTTTCATGTACCCATTATTGTACAGTGAAATATTCTTTATACGACTGAGTTCTGTACTTTCATTTTCACTTAACTCACCCGAAATAGTGATTGTAGCTTCACTTCCATATTCTCTACGGTATACAGGATATGTACGAGTGCTTGTGCTTGGTTCCGTTTTATAATTTAAAAGCAAACCATTATCTAAATCGACAAACAAAACATTACCACTTGAATCTTTGTCCAATACATATAATTTTTTGCCATCTTTACTGTAATGTTTCATATTCGTTGTTGTAGAATTTTCGTTATAGGTTGCATCATCCGTGTCGAACCCTTCTGTCAGATTCCATCTATTCATCCAATAATCCCATCCACTTTTCAACAATAATGATAGCACTAGAATTGCCAGTAAAAAGATGAATTGAGACAAAGGAGACATTTTCATATTTGGTACTTTTATGGATTTCATAAAACCGTTCATAATGATTTTATATATTTCCGTACTATTATATGTTATACTGTACGAAAAATATTATGTGAAATAACATAAAATATGTGGGTTAATACATAAAATAAAATTGATTTATAATATAATAATAATAATAATAATAATATATCGTAAATCATAAATTACTTTATATAAACGGGTATGAACAATAATAATAACGAGACAAATATGTCGCTAGTTAATAAATCTCCTATTGTAGTCGATTTTGAAGAAAAAACAAATATCAATATAACCAAGAACCGCTGTAATAAAAAAAAGGAACCTAAACCTAGAAAAGAACCTAAACCCTCATTAAAATTGGTATACAATGAGAGAAATCGTTTTGAAATAGGAATTGATGAAGCAGGCAGAGGACCAATGTTTGGTCGTTTATATGTGGCAGGAGTTATTTTACCTAAAGATGATTCGATTGACCCTTCTTTCATTCGAGACAGTAAAAAACTAACCGCCAAAAAACGAAATGAAATGTCGGATTACATTAAAGAATACGCATTAACATATCATATCCATTTTGTAGAACCAAATGTCATTGATAAAATTCATATTCGACCAGCCGTTTTACAAAGCATGAAAGAATGTATTATACAGTGTCGTAAACAAATATTAGAACAAAAAGGGTTAACAACAGAGTATCATCATTATGATCACGACGTATTTGCACTTGTAGATGGTAACGATTTTGCACCGTGTATGAATTATGATGATGAGACAAGTGAGTATACAGAAATTCCGCACGCAACTTGTGTGGGAGGTGATAATGAATATATGGCAATTGCCGCCGCATCCATTTTAGCCAAAGTTGCACGTGACGATCACATACTGCAATTATGCGCAAAGCACCCAGAATTAGTTACCAAATACGGTATGGATACACACATGGGGTACGGTACCAAGAAACATTTGGAAGGAATTATGAAACATGGAATCACTCAGTACCATCGCCGAACATATGGTTGTTGTAAAAATGCACAAGTATCAGATAGTTTTGTGACTGACTGCTAATAATATATAATATATATTTTGTATACAATAAATTATGTCAACAATTGTTGGAGCATTGCTTAGACGGGGGACCCCCCCAAAAAAAATATAAAGATGCATCTATATTTATAAACATGACGTGGCAAGAAATTATAAATGTGGATGATCGTGAAGTATCTAATAAATTACCTAAAACTTCTGGTTATAAGTTGGCTTCCTGTTGACAAAAAAAGAGCATTGACCTTCTCAGAGCATACATTGGTACTAATTGTGAGGATTATATGTACAATACAAGATAACGAGAACTATTAATGACATAGACACTCGTGTAAGAAACAACCTATCTGAGCGCTTGAATTCGGTGGTCCGAAATGTAAATAGTATTGTATTATATTTTGTACGATTAATAATTCTTAAATAAATTATTCCTTTTTTTGCGGTATATATCAAACGATTGTCTGTTTTTTTCTAATTAATTTTTTATGAAACCAAAAAATGGGTGAATATACTTAGTGCATTTTACTATATATAACTATTATGAGTAAAGATTCTAATGAGGGTATAGGTGAGTTATTAGACGGAGTTAATTCTTATATACGTGGTTACAAAACTGAATATTCACTGAAAAAATTAATAAATCTATACCACGGTAAGTCACTTCAACTACTGCTATGGAATATTAACTTTTCATTATTACACACTCGCATGACTACAATACAGAAAGCAAGGGCTTCAGAAGTAATAATAATTATAAATAGAGTTCCGACATTTAGAACAGTAAAAAGTAAATCATCGGATTCTAATTCAACAGGAAAAAATAGGAGAAGAGGAAGTAGTCACCGAAGTACAGGCGGTATTGGAAGAAAGAATAGAACATATAGGAGAAGAGGGAGTAGTCACCGAAGTACAGGCGGTATTGGAAGAAAGAAATAAATAATAGAATTATGAGAAACATTAAGTTTTTGGTTCAATCTGATGAACTTGAATTTATAGACTAGGTAACTCACGAGGCTTAAAATAATTATTCAATTACACAACTATGTACGGACATTGAAAGAAAGAAAGAAAGAAAGAAAGAAAGAAACACCGTGGAATTTTGATATTTATTATATACAAAAATAGACGATTGAAAATATGTGTGTACTATATATTAATACTTGTACAGTACAGTATACACATATAAGATAAAATGGCATTTACACGTTTTCACGATGACCCAGTAAGAATCCAAAAACAATTACAAGAATCTACATATTTAGGAAGATATCAGCTGAATCAACCAGGGCCTGGTGTTCATTTGCCTTTTCTAGAAGACCCAAATATTCGTTTACAACGATGGGGTGCTAATTTACAGAACCATACCGTAGATTTAGAGAGTGAATTCCGAAATATGAATCGTACCTTAAATCGTGATTTAGTCGAGGATAATAATTATCAACATTTTACTTATAAAACTCCATCTAGACCTCCTATGACTGGATATTCTACTATGCAACCTTTTGTAGAAGAATCGCGGGCGAGCCATCCTGCGTGGACATACAAAGATTTAGAACAATCGAGATGGGAAGAACCATTGATTGACCCTCAACACTTGTCTCATTTAGAATGTCCTTTTCCGAAAGAGATTTCTACTAGAATTTTAGAAAAAGATAACTTTCAACCGTCTATACCAAAAGGGTTGGATGTACGATCGGTTCACATATGAAAAGTAGAATATGATATCTAGTATATATATATCATATTCGTATATACTGTATAAAATTATATGGAACTAGTTATACCATTAGTTGCGCTTAGCGGATTATACATTGTCTCAAAAGAGAAAGAGAAAGAGAAAAAGAAAAAGATCAAACAAGACGGATTTCAAAACTATAGTAAAGATGATACTAGAGATGGTTTGCCAAACACTAACCTTCCCAATAAGAATTTTCCTACTGAATATCCTATTAATCCAACAACCCAAGAGTTAGACCAAACTTCAAAATTATCGGTAACACAGAAGTTTGATGCGCCAAGTGTTTATACGGATAAGTATTTTAGTAAAGAAGAGTACAAAGGCAAAACGGGCGAGACATTCCGTAGCATGACAGGCGAGACTGTAAACCAATCGTATTTTGAACATAATAATATGACTCCTTATTTTGGTTCTAAGAATCGGTCAAATATAGTGGAAGCAGATGCAACTGAAAGTACTATGGATAATTATACAGGGTCAGGAACACAAGTAATCCGTAAAACCGAACAGTCCCCATTATTTTCACCAGGTGAAAATTATCATTTTGCACACGGAGCACCAAACCAAAATGAGTTTTTCCAAGGTCGCGTAAATCCGAGTATGCGAATGGCCAATACAAAACCTTTTGAATCAAAAATGGTAGGACCTGGGTTAGGATTAGGCGATTCTTTAAATGGTCAAGGTGGTTTCAATTCTGGTATGGCAATGAGAGAAGCGTGGATGCCTAAATCTGTAGATGAATTGCGTACATCTAATAATCAACGTTCTGGGGGTATAGCTATGTTAGGACATGAAGGCCCCGCGACTCATATGACAAAAACACTTGGCTCTATCGGTAAAGTAGAAAAGAATCGTGTAGAACGGTCTTGGGAACACGGCCCCGACAGATATTTTACTACGACTGGTGCAGAAAAAGGGCCTATGTTACACGCAATTCCGTTAATGAAAGATGTCAACCGTCCCGAAACAAGTGCATCATATACTGGTATTGCGAATTCTCAGAATCCTGCGGTTTCTAGTCCAGCTGGGGAATATATGGAATCTCGACATATGGATTTAGGGGCTGTACCATTTGGTATCGCGAATAGTGTAGGACATAAAAGTGCAACAACAGGTGACTATTCTCTACAAAGTAATGTGGCATATTCTAACAACCGTACAACTACAAATGATGATACATATTTTGGTGCATTTAGTGGTGCCATTCACGCAGTGGTTGCACCTCTATTAGACGAATTACGTCCATCTCGTAAAGAAAATGCCATTGGTACAATACGACCATATCAAAATGCACAATCTGGTGTAAGTTCATCTTATATGTTTAATCCTGCGGACCGTCCCGCCCCAACTATTCGCGAGACAACTGAACGTAATCATTTTGTATCAGGCGTGAATACAAATCAGAATGGTGGTGCCTACAAAGTATCTGAGCATCAACCTATTCGTAATGAACGAGACACAACAAATGTTTCTTATGCAGGTGGTTCAAGTGCATCTGGGAAAGCAATTCGTCCATATGATGCCGAATATAGACAGCATAATAATGAAATAAAATCATCAACTATTAAGGGACACATGGTAAAAGGTAATACAAATATACTAAATGCGGATATTAATCAAAAAAATAGAAGTGGGGAAATATTAAATACAAGACAACAGTCTATAACGAATGGACCGAGACAAACGTATGGCACAGAATTAATGGGACAACAAACACACGTAGGACAACAGTACAATAGTGGAATCCAATTAGACCGTAATAGTCCTGAATTATTAGATGCATTCCGTAAAAACCCATATACTCATCCCATTGGTGTCTCACGATAATTTATTTACAGTACAGTATTCCAATCAATAATGTAGTCATTATTATGACCATTAGTTGAATATAACGAAACATCGTTCTCATTATAATACCAATATTACAACTATATGGTATTATGATGTAATCATCATTTTATACAGTGATATCTCTGTCGGTCTGTTTCTAAATATTTAACGGTCAGTGTATCTTAAACCTAAAGATTTTGACCAACTCTTAGTTCCACCAGTATTCCAAACGCTAAGAGGGCGATTAGGATAGTAGATGCTCATCCATGAGGTTCTACCAACCATGAAAGGAAAACCCGCTTTATGTGAGACATTTGTTTTTCCATCAATATGATGAATTCGACTATCTCTATATGCAACTTTACTAGAATAAGGCATTATTAATTAAATCAAAATATATACTCTGTCTACATTTTTTTTAGAGAAAGAAAGAAAGAAAGAAAGAAAGAAAGTATTGTTGTTTTATCAAAACAATATAAACAGGTAACCAGGTTTTATTGTACATTATTATCAGTATCAGTATCAGTATCAGTATCAAAATGACAGAAATTTCTAAAATGTCTAAAAAGGATCAAGATGTAGTAAAACAAGGAAAAGATATGTTTCTTTTTGATCCTTATAATCCCCTAAATAATGAAATAACTTCAGAAGAAGTCATTGCATTATTGAAAAAACACAACGTAAACGTACCTATTCATAACTTTCATTTATACAAACGCGCATTTGTACATAAATCATACATAAAGCGTCCTCATATTTTAAATGAATTAAATAATATTACAATTGTGCCTAAATCAGATGACTGTACGGAATTGTACACGAAATCGAATGAACGATTGGAATTTTTAGGCGATGGTGTATTAGAATGTATTGCCAAATTCTATTTATATAAACGTTTTCCTAAATCAGATGAAGGATTTATGACTGATACCAAAATCGAATTAGTAAAAAATGAGACAATTGGGAGAATAGCAAATGATATGGGGCTTGGTAAATGGTTTATGATATCTAAACATACCGAACAAAAAAATTTACGTCATAATTTTAAGAAATTAGGTTGTCTTTTTGAAGCGTTTGTTGGTGCACTATTCTTAGATTTCAATCGTGTTACTATACACGACGAAGATGGTTGGTTTAACAGTGGGTGTCAATGTGGTCCAGGGTTTCAAGTTGCACAATTATTTGTAGAATCTATTTTTGATAGTTACATTGATTGGACACGAATCACAAAGCAAAGTGATAACTTTAAGCGCCCTTTACAGGAACTCATGCAAAGTGAATTTAAAATAACACCTCATTTAATGGAGATAGAACCATACTCTACAGAATATGGTTACAATATGGGTGTATATCTATGTATAGGTCAAACCACATACGGGGTACGACATGATCAAACTATCCGAAAATGTCCATTTAAATCTTTTAATGAGATTCATTGTTATCTTGCCGAAAAACAATGTATTTATCTCTTTTTAGGAGAAGGTACACATAAAACAAAACAAACTGCAGAACAAATCTCTTGTAGAATGGCGATTGATTTATTCAAAACATTTTACGATTTCCAAGATACTGTCGGAAAAATACAACAAAAACATAATGTTTTCCAATAAATGTATTCCAATAAGAATAGCAAATAACAAAGTATAAATGAATTATATATACCTTGTTATATTACATAATGAATGTTGTAAACATAGTCAGTATTTTAAAACAAAAACCTGTTGCTATACGGTATAATGATTTACAGACAACTCTACAAAATATAAATGTGGACGAGACATTAGAAGAAAAACAAATACAATCAAAACCTTTATCTGAAATTCTACTTGATCAGCGTGAAACAGAAGAACGAACCGTAAACCGTAAAAATATATTGGATGTTTTGAAACATAATAAAATGTTAGTTGTGTCCTGTGAAGACCCTAATTCTTTGCCGATTGAACCTGAATTATCTAATACTACAGAATCTTCTATGGAATCAACTTCTTCTGACTCTGAATTGTCAATTAAAAATGTACCACCTATCAAAGAGAAACTGACAAAGGAATCTATACATCTAGAAGAAGAGGATAACCTGTCTGTAGAAGAAGAAGAAGAACAACAATTGAGAGAAGCACCATTCCCCAGTAAAAATAACCACTTCGAATCAATCGAAACCGAATCTTCTACCATATTTGTCGTTTGTGCAAATACAAAAACTGCACCAGGTAAAGCCGCGAAAGAAAACATTATCAAAGATTCTGGTGAATCATATACAGAATTGGCAAAAATACAAGACTGGCGTGCAAAACTATGCAATACATATGAGACACCTTTTGAATTAGATGGACAAACCTGGTCATCCGTTGACCATTATATGATTGCTGCAAAATATAGAAATCAAGAATCTCAGGAATTACAAGCAGCACTTATTTCTTCTTACAAAAAAGCACAAGAAATCGACAATAAAAAGAAATTCGAAAAACTGAAATTAACTATAGATTCCGATTATGAATCCAGGAAAAAGACAGATGAATATAACGCCCTGTATGAAAAGTTCTCTCAAGATAATACTTTAGAACTCGAACGAATTCTCTTTTTAACTCTTCCTGCGAAATTAATGTACAGACCATCTTCACAAGTAGTAGAAGAATACGATGTACTTGTATGGCTGAGACACCAAATGACATCATATTTACGGTATAAATACGGGCGTCCAGGGGTTGCCCTCGCAAAGTCACCTGTAAAAAAACAACCAAAAAACAAAGCTTTGTTAGACAAAGTAAATGCTGCAGAAGTAGACCTATCATCCCTCAAGGATAAATTACCACAACGAGAGTCGCTCGTTGTACGTGCACCTTCATATTACATGAATAATCGTGTAGCATTCTTCGGAAAATTAAAAACATTATTTTCAAAACATGAATTAGCAAGGAAAAATGGAGACAAATATAAAGATTCGAATGACCTTTTTGTACACCAACGAGTCGTTATGGATTATTTGAGTATATATTCGCCGTATCGTGGCTTACTTATTTATCACGGATTAGGTTCTGGAAAAACGTATACCAGTATTTCAATCGCAGAAGGATTAAAAGAAGATAAAGACATTATCATCATGTTACCAGCATCACTGCATACTAATTATTCCGTAGAAATTGAGTCTTATGCAGAATTAAAAGATTTCGGAGACCCATTATTCAAACGTAATCAAAATTGGGAATTCCTGAAAACAGAAGGAAAAGCCGAAATGATAAAACTATTATCTCAAGCATTGAAATTACCTGAGACATTCGTGATTGAAAACAAAGGGGCGTGGATGGTGGATATACAGAAACCTGCAAATTTTGATACATATCCTATGGAACACCAAGAAATGATCAAAGAACAAATATCTATTATGGTACAGAATAAATACAAATTTGTACATTACAATGCAGGGAAGGCACTTGGTACACGCATTGAAGAATTAGTAAAAGCAAATAAAGGTAGAACAAATCCATTCGATAACTGTACAGTAATCATTGACGAAGCACACAATTTTATTAGTAATATCAAGAATAATCTCAAAGACAAAACAGCGATTACTACTAAAATATATAAATTTCTTATGGAAGCAGAAAATGCACGTATTGTACTTCTATCGGGTACACCTGTTGTAAATCATCCACACGAAATGGGTATTATTTACAACATTTTACGTGGAACTATTAACACTTGGGAATTCACTATCGAACAAAAAACAAATGCAAAAGTAGATACTCTCTTTATCGAAAAAATATTGGACAAACATAATGTTTTACAGTATGATTATATCGAGTATGCGCGTGGGAAATTAACCATTACTAGAAATCCATTCGGATTCAGTAATGCTACTACTGAAAAACAAATGAGACAACAACCACACCAACAGACGCAAAAAATACGAGGAAATAAAACCTATTTAAATAAAACTGTTACCAATAAACAACGATTGGTAGGAGGAAGTTCGGAAAACTATTACGGTGTACTGAAGGATAGTTCTCTCACAAATAAAGAATTTGTACAACAGATCATTAGACGTCTAAATGAAAATGGGTTAGAAGTCAAGACAACAAAGAATGTACAATATAGTGCACTACCTGATAAAGAAAACGATTTTCAATCAAAATTTGTAAAAGCAATTAGTGTATCTACATCCGATGTAGTTACCAATCGTAATATACTACATAAACGTATTCTGGGATTAACTTCTTATTTCCGAAGTCCTAAAGAAGGATTACTTCCCGATTTCATTTTGAATGAATCTGGTCAAGAGTATCACGAAGTAAAAGTAGCAATGAGTGATGAACAGTTCGAGACATATGCAGAAATGAGAACAGAAGAAATTAAAATGGAGAAAAATGCCAAAATGAAAGAAAATATGATGCAACAGAGATTAGGCAATAATCATGAGGTTTTACAAGCAACTGGCAGTTATCGTTCTTCTACTCGGTTATGTTCTAACTTTTTTATACCAAAGACCCCTGGTCGACCACGTGCATTGGAATTTTATAATAACAATGAAGAAAATGCAAATGCAAATGCAAATGAAAATGAAGATGCTTCAGATAAAAACAAAAAAGAACTCTACAAAAAAGATATTGAACGAGTTACAAATTACATGTTTGAAAATAAAACAGAATTCTTTAGTAAAGAATCATTAAAACGATATAGCCCAAAATATTTGGAAATATTGAATCGTGTACAAGATAGGAACAATATAGGTCCACATTTATTGTACAGTGATTTTTTGAATCTAGAAGGGATTATGTTCTTCAAATTCACATTAGATACAAATGGAATGAGAGAATTGAAAATCGAGAAATACGCGGGTGGATGGAGACTTGTTAATTACGATACACCTGAAAATGCTGGTAAACCTGCATATATTACATATACTGGTAGTGAAAGTACCGAAGTAAAAGAAATCGCGAGAAATATTTATAATGGCTTATGGGATAAAGTACCAGATGAAATCGCTAGTCGATTGAAAAAAGTGGCGCCTAATAATATGTACGGTGATATTGCAAAAGTAATTATGATTACAAAAGCAGGCGCAGAAGGTATCAACTTGAAAAATACACGATTTGTACACATTATGGAACCATATTGGCATAAAACTAGAACAGATCAGGTTATTGGACGTGCGCGACGTATTGGAAGCCATTTAGAATTACCAGAAAACTTGAGAAACGTACAAGTATTTTTGTACTTGAGTGTATTCTCTGAATCCCAAATTAAAGGCGACCAATATAAAGAACTCATGAATAACGACGTCAGTAAATTGGATACGAACAAAAATATTACAACTGACGAATACTTGTATGAAATCGCCTTAATGAAACAAAAGATAATAGACCAGTTTTTACATATTATCAAAGAATCTGCTGTAGATTGTAGGTTATACAAAGAAAGTCACAATAAAACAGAAAAAATACCATTAGTATGTTACGGGAATAATACAAGAGATGCGTCAAATGACTATCTAAGTCATCCGCGTCTAGAAACTGATATCGAAAATGAACCGATAGAAACAAAAAAAGCGAAACCACAACAAAAATCAGGTTTGGTACAGCAAAATCGACAATCGGTCGTGGTTCCTAACGCTGTACGTGTACAACCAGAACCAGAACCAGAACCAGACCTAGAACCAGACCTAGAACCAGAACCAGAACCAGAACCAGAACCAGACCTAGAACCAGAACCAGAACCAGACCTAGTATCTATAGGATTAGCAACAGATTCTCCAAGAAAGTCAATAATATCAACAGGCGGAAAATCCAAATATATTTCCAAAGAATTCATAAAAAACATTCCAACTCATTCGAAGACAATGTATGACGACAATATTATATTACGATTCTATTCTAAATCAAAGAATACTGTACCAGGCAAAGGTGCTGGAGAGAAAATTCCCAAAGAATTAATAGCAGAATACAAAAGAAAACTAGAACCTTTTGGTGAATGGCGAAAACAACTATCTAACTTTCACGAAGACGTGTTTGAATTAGACGGTAAAAAATGGAATAGTGTAGAACATTATTATCAGGGGTCCAAATTCCGAAAAGAGAATCCCGAATTTTATCATCAGTTCTCTATAGATAGTAACAGCGATTTATCAAAAGATCCTGTTATGGCTAAAGGTGCGGGTGGAAAAACAGGTAAAGTTGCTGGTAAACAGTTTAGAGACAAGAAAATCAAGGCAGATTCCGATTTCTTCAGAACACGCGTAGAC